CCAACGAATGGTAGTAACATTAGTGCCATCAATAAATTCATTCCTGTATGTGCCATAGCAATCCGTAACGTATCACCTTTAGGCAAACCATCTGATACAAACAATCCTGCTAACCAAATGGTTCCTGTTGTCCCGAGGTTGGCACCTAATACACAAGCAATTGCAGCGGGCAATGGTAATGCTCCTGCTGCCACAAGTGCAATGATTGCGGTCGTAGATAAAGATGAGGATTGCCACAACAATGTCATAACAATACCACCAATAAACATATAGATTGGATTACCAAGGAACCAATTAAGATGTTCCATATTTCCCATGGATTTCATTCCACCCGAAAATGTTTTAAGTCCAATATAAAAAATCACTAAGCCGACTAAAGTCGTTATCACTGGGTTTCCGAGATCCATTTTCTTTACCTTTTTCCATAATTGTTTTCCTTCATTTTTCATCATAGCGCCTTTTCTAAATTACCATGATTACCTTCGTGTGAAGGTGGTGTCCACCCTGCTGGTTTCAACAAATCAGGCAAACCAAAACGGTTAGGTCGACCAGGTTTTACACCAGGTTCCTTAGCCATATTTGCCTCATAGATACGGTTCCATGCTTCATTTGCATCAACACCAAATACGTCAAGCGTACCCAATGCGAATACGCACATATCAATCAAACCATCAACAACTTCTTCAGCATCTGAATTATTAATAGCTGATAATGTTTCTTGGTATTCTTCACCAATCATTAGCATGCGGAACATAAGGTATTTACGCATAAGATCTTTATCATCTTTGTTTTTCTCAAACCATTCTTTGACGCCGAATTTATTATGCATCATATACATATCGTGTGCCATATCAGTCATTATTTAGTACCTCATTTTTTAAAATTGCAATCTTATCTTTGATTTGTAGCCGTTTCTTTTTAGCAATAGTTATATATTTGTCTGGTGCATTTTCGGCTTCGAGTGCTTCCACAACAGTATTCTGATACCGCCATGCTGCCTCAAGTGTATTAAGCTTTGTGTTGTTCATGGTGTTACCTTTATCCAAAGAAATCTTCAAGTGTGTTAATTTTTTCAGCATTCCAACCAATCGCATCAAGGATTGATTCAATCGGACTGAGGAACACCTTTTCAAATTGTTTATCATAGTCAATGTAGTTTGTCAACTCAAATTCTTTAGGTAATGCTCCTGGAAACGAAATAATGTTTTCACGGATAGGATTTGGCATTTTCAAGTAAACGAACTTGATCTTGTCACCACCAGCAATTGAGTCATACCGTTTATTTAGTCCTAGCTGTTTGAGATGATTGTTGTATAGAATACAACCACGAACGTGCATTGGACAACCTTTCTTATAAGAACCTTTTACTTTGTACTTATCAATGTTATCGGTACCGCTGTTACGTCCGATGTCTTCAGGATTAAGTGTTCGGAATTCTTCACGGAAATCCTGGATGAACTGCTGCATTGCTTCTTCACCTTCATTCATAATAACTTTGAATGATTTTTTGAGTTTCTCACGGCATACCTCAGGTGTTGATGAGCGTACTGATTCTAAACCTGTAACTGAAATCTTTGGCTCTTCATAGTGAACACCTTCGGAATTCAGTGTATTCATAATGTACCGTTTCTTAGCAATGAACACCGACTTATCAGTAATCTTTTCTCGTTTCATACCCATTGCTTGACGGTAGGCACCCATCTTCTTTGCAAGTTCTTCATAGCCAGCATCAATCACTGGTTCAATTTTCATTTGGCAAACTTTGTCGAGGAACTCCTCACCTTTCTTACGGTCAACATCAACAGTACCAAATGCTGATTCTACAATCGGTGCCATATCAACATAGATTGAGTCGGTATCAATATATACGATATAGTCAGTATCAGTTTTAAGGATCTTGTTGAGATAATTGTTTACTGACTTTTGAGCATACCGAATAGACAATTGACCTGAGGTTGTAATTGCTTCAGCCATATCGTTAATATAATATAGGAAGTAAACATTTGCCATAGCACCGTATAGTGAGTTCATACTAATTTTGATAGCCATCTGTGAGTTATGCAATTGGTTTGCTTTACGTTTCAATTGTTCTTTGATAGAAGGATCGGTTGCATTCTCGAGTTCTTGTTCAACACCAAGCATTTCTTTTTTGATGATCTTACGATTACCATAATACTCATTAATGATTTCAGGAATAATACCGATGTGCTCATTAGTAAAACAAGCACCATTGGCAGCAACGGACATATTCTCACGGCTTGATTGATATTTACCACTCAATACCATATCCTGTGATACGTTTTCACGCTCATCCTCAAGGTAGGTTTCGGGTGACATATTATATTGTAGCATCAAGTGCGGATATAGTGAGTTCAAATCAAATGATACAATCCACGGGTGCATACCAACTCTAGGATCTTTTACATAACCGCCAACCAATTCTCCAGCACGTTGACCTGGACCACCTTTGATTGGTGGGATACGTTTTTCTTTAATCAGTTTACGATACAAGGTTGTTTCCCAAATACCAACTGTACCAAATGCATCACCATAGTTTACACCGCCGCCATACGCAACAGTCATAACCAATTCAAGTAATGATGTTTCATCTTCAAATCGTTGGATCAGCCAAGTATCTTTAAGGTTATAGTCGAGATATAACTGAGGATTTTGCTCATAAAGATTAGTTAGGTTACCGTATTCAGAGTAATCCATTTTCTTTTCACCAAGCACAACATATGCAATATGGTCAAGTTTCCATGATTCTTGTGGGCCGTACTTGTAACCAAATTTCTTAAAGGCATCCATATAGTCGACAACGGTAATTCCGCTGATACGATATGATCCTTGATCTTTACCAAAGAACTCACGGGAATACGGTCGGACCGAACGCCATGGCGACAATTCTTTAACCTTTTCTTCACCTAATAGGTTTTTCATACGAGTAATAATATATTGAATGTCAAAGAATTCAACATTCCAACCTGTAACAATATCAGGATAGTCATTTACCCATATACTAATAAACCGTTTGAGTAATGCTTCTTCGGTATCAAACTGCATCCACAGAATATCATCAGTATCAATATCAGTTAAGGTCTTGTGCTTATCATATCCTTTTCGGCCAAGCAAGTGATATGTGTTTGACTTTGAAGATTTATATGCGATGGAAGTGATTTCCTTGTCCGCAGTATCCATGTTAGGATACCCATCAGCAATATCCACCTCAATATCAAAACTGACAATGTTAATGAGCGTTGGATCAAATTTAATTTCATTAGGATACTTTTCTTGAATAAATTGTGAGACATAATTTGTATTACCACATATCTCAAGTCCGTGAACACCTTTATACTTTTCGGTGAACTCCTTGGCATCTTTCATACTATCTTGCAACATTGGCTTGATTGGTGCCTTTGTAAACAGTGATTGGTATTCTGATTCTTTTTGTTGTGTGGTGATATATAGAGTTGGTTGATACTTTACTTTGCGTTCAAACCGTTTACCGTTTTCATAACCGCGCCATAGGATGGTATTACCGAAACGCTCAACTGAGGTGTAAAAATTAGACATGGATATCCTTTCAATGTTATGTCCATACTATAACAGATTTCCGTTTCTGTCAACTACTTTTTTGTCAAATATATCATCCAACAGGAACCCCAACCGATTGGCCATTTGCCTTTGATCCACGAATCATTCCACATCTTTGTTTTATGTTCAGGTTTAAGGAAATTCAATTGAAATCCTGCCTGTTGTAATTTTGGTAGTAGCTTTTCTCTCATTTTGATAAACATATCAGGTGCAGACGGTGATGCATCAAGGTGCACTTCCATTGCAATGTGCTTTACGTTATTTGATAGAAAATCCCAATTCTCCTCATTAAACATACTGAACTCACCACCTTCGCAATCAACTTTAAGATAATCTAGGTATTGTATTTCAAGGTGTTTAATCAATTCTTTAAATGATAGCATAGGAACACTACCTTTATCAAAGTCGCCAAACCCGTTTTCAATATTTCCACCGACAAACGCATTCGTAACAGACAGAGGGCTTGTCTTTTTATTTACGATATGCGGCATAGCATTATGAAAAATGGTTTCAATAAGAATAGGGTTTGGCTCTACAGCATATACCTTTGCTGCTCCTTGATCCAGTGCTTTGCAGGTAAACATACCATTACAAGCACCGATATCCATAACAATATCACCAGGCTGTAC